GGTCAATTAAGCTTAGACGAAGAAAAATTTATTACGGACAATGCTAAGTCTTTAACTATAGATCAAATAGCCGAACAACTTAATCGTAATGCTGCTCCTATAAAAAGATATATTGTAGAAAATAGGCTATTAGAAGATGATACTATTATTAACGACGAAGAATATCTCAGAGCTAAATTACATAGTAAAACATTCTGGAATGAAATAAAAAAGCAATTTGATAATGATAGTGGAGAGTTGGAATACTTTGAAAGCATATGGGTAAACTTGCTCAGACAGTTCAGAGAAGACGTTTTACCAGCAGAAGAACTTCAGATCAAACAATTTATAACCATAGATATCTTGATTAATCGAAGCATGAAGGAGCGTAAGCGTCATATTAGCGAAACGGAAAAATTACAAAAGCAAGTAGACAAAGAATATGAGAAACCAGAAGATCAAAGAGATATACCCAAGCTAGCCAACTTAGAAACTCAATTAAGTTTTGCTCGTAACAGTATAGCTAATTATACTAATGAATATACAAAATTATTAGGGGAACAACAAAAGATTAGTAAGGATCTTAAAGCAACTCGTGAACAAAGAATCAAAAGAATAGAAGACGGCAAGAGCAGTTGGGTAGGACTAATACGTATGCTAGAAGACGAAGAAATTCGTGAGAAAGAGGGTCGTGAGATGGAAATTATTAGTTTAGCAGCTAGCAAGGCTAAAAAGTCATTGGAGGAATATCACTCCTATCAAGACCAAACAGTAGACAGACCATTCCTAACTCCAGAGAGCGTCATGAATGATAATGTATCAACATAAAAATGATTTTGGGTTTTCTTTTTTGGCTAAAATATTGGGACCACACCTTGATAATTGGGCCACAGTTAAATTGCTGTAATTTGGCTGTACTCCTAACTACTATTTCCAACTTCTGCATAATTAATATGATACGAAACTTCAAAGATCCCGAATACATCAAATGGAGACAGTCAGTTTATAAAAGGGATAAATTTACCTGTCAGTGGCCGAACTGTAAACAAAAAACCAGACTTAATGCTCATCATATAAAAAATTGGGCTCAATTTCCAGGATTGAGATTCGTAGTTGAAAATGGAATCACACTGTGCAGAAGTCATCATGATATGATCAAAGGCTTAGAAGAAGCATATGCAGCAACCTTCATGAGAATTGTAGCGAATAAAAATGACACAAGATAATTTCACCATTATTATCGACACCAGAGAGCAGCACCCGTGGGAATTCCCATACCACACAACTGCAACAAGAAAGCTAGATACCGGAGACTATAGTATCGAAGGTATGGAGCATTTACTCTGTATAGAACGTAAAAATGGCATAGCAGAAATTGCTAATAATATGACAGAAAGCAGATTTAAAGATGTTATCGAAAGGATGAGCCAGCACAAACACGCATATATGCTTATTGAATGTAATTACGATCAACTCATCAACTATCCTATAGGTTCAGATGTTCCAAAAAAGTTATGGGGTAAGGTTAAGATTAGTCCAGCGTTCATAATGAAATTCCTAACAGAGCTTTCTGTAAAACATAATATTCATATTATATTCTGTGGATGTCCTAGTTGGGCAGAAAAAACAGCCGTTTCCATAATGAAGAGAGTATATGAGCACCATAAATCAGATATCGAATAAGCATCTATTTGATGATGCATGGCTAGGTCTTGGTGATCTATCAAAGATCATTATACCTGATAATCATATGATTCGCAGGAGCAAAAAGGATATAGAAAATCCTGATCTGCATCTTATTAAGCTCATGAAAGATCCCAAATATTTTGGTATGACTGTAAAACTTTTATTCGATATAGAGCTTCATCCTATGCAAATAGCTATATTACAAGAATTTTGGGTTCGCCCATTCCCAATGTATATTGCTAGTCGTGGTTGGGGTAAGAGCTTTTTATTAGCTATGTATTCTATGTTACGATGCATATTTCATCCAGGAACAAAGATAGTTATTGTTGGCGCTGCATTCAGACAGAGTAAGATTATTTTTGAATATATGGAAAATATGTGGAGAACTAGCGCAGTATTGCGTAGCATATTTAATGGTAATGATGATGGTCCGCGACGAGACGTTGACAGATGCACCATACGACTTGGTGATAGTTGGGCAGTTGCTATTCCTATGGGCGACGGCAGTAAAATTAGAGGTTTAAGAGCGCATATTATTATTGCCGACGAGTTTGCTTCTATTAGTCCTGATATTTATGAAACCGTAGTATCAGGATTCGCTGCTGTTAGTGCGAGCCCTATTCAGAACGTGAAAGAACAAGCCAAAAAGAAAGCTATGATAGATGCTGGTATATGGAATGAAGAATTAGAAGCATTAGAATATAAGATGGGTAATCAGGCTATTATTTCAGGAACAGCAGATTATGCATTTAAGCATTTCGCCGCTTATTGGAGACGATACAAGTCTATTATCGAAAGTCAGGGAGATAAGAGAAAACTAGAAGAGATCTTTAATGGCGAAGTACCTAATAATTTTAATTGGAAAGATTATAGTATTATTAGAATTCCATATGAACTAATACCTATTGGTTTCATGGATGATAAACAGGTTGCTAGAGCAAAAGCAACTATACATAGTGGTATATATAATATGGAATACGCAGCATGCTTTACTGCTGATAGCGATGGCTTCTTCAAGCGTAGCTTAATAGAAAGCTGTGTTGTATCAGAAAATAAAGATATTAATCTGCCAATTTCTGGTAAGGTTATTTTTGATGCAGTAATAAAGGGCGATCCACATAAACAGTATGTATACGGTATCGATCCGGCATCAGAACAAGATAACTTTAGTATAGTGGTGCTAGAATTACATAAAGATCATTCACGAGTAGTTTACTGTTGGACTACTAATCGAAGTAATTTTAAAGAAAGACAAAAAACAGGACTTATCGAAGAACATGATTTCTATGGATTTTGTGCTAGAAAGATACGCAGTTTAATGAACATTTTTCCTCCAGTTAGAATTGGTATGGATGCTCAGGGTGGTGGTGTTGCTATTGAGGAAGCACTACATGATCCAGATAAGTTGAGAGATGGAGATAAATTAATATGGCCAGTTATCGAAGACAAAGCCAAGGATACCGACGCACAACCAGGACTTCATATAATAGAACTTGTACAATTCGCCAGAGCAGATTGGACCGCACAAGCTAATCATGGCCTCAGAAAAGATCTTGAAGACAAAGCACTATTATTTCCAAGATTTGATAATTTAACTCTAGGATTAACATTAGAGCAAGAAGGTAAAGATATATTAAACACTGACTTAAATCCATTATATGATAGTTTAAGTGAATGTATTTTAGAAATAGAAGAACTAAAGAATGAATTAACCACCATAGTTATGACACATACCAGCACAGGATCCGGAGGACGAGATAGATGGGATACTCCAGAAGTTAAAACAGCCAATGGTCGTAAAGGAAGATTAAGAAAAGATAGATATAGCTCATTAGTAATAGCTAATATGTTAGCAAGACAAATGAATAGAATATTGGCCGGTCCAGAATATAATATCATTGGAGGAAGCGTGAGAGAAAACTATGCTTCTTCAGATGGCCAGTTATACAAAGGGCCAGAGTGGTTTACAAATGCTGCTAACGATGATATTTATGGTGGAATTTATAGATAATTAGGTGTAATTATTCTTAATCAAATTATAATTCAATTACAATCGGATTGACTATGCCAAATAAGAAATATCCAAAAAGCGAGATAATTCAGGATGCTGTAGTCGAGGGCCAGGAAGCATATGTAACCTGGGGAGAAGATCTAGAGAGTAGAAAAGAGGCCCTAAAAACGTCCTCAGAGTCCCTTGACGAATACAACGGCATAGAACGATCAACAGCAAGACGAACACGACTAGATTTTTCTAATCTTGATACTAATGTTAGTGGTCGCCCAGGACTAACAAAAAGCGATTACTACGCATTTAGGCCAGAAGAGGCCGTTCCGACCAAAGTTAAAGGAATCATTAGAAAAGCAGATGAAATCTATCAGAGAGTAGGATTGGTAAAAAATGTTATTGATCTTATGGGTGACTTTGCTAGTCAAGGCATAAGGGTTGTACATCCCAATAAACGAATCGAACGTTTTTACAAAACATGGTTCAAGAAAGTTAACGGTAAAGATCGTAGCGAAAGATTTCTAAATAATTTATATCGCACAGGTAATATTGTTATCAATAGACAAACGGCCAAACTGAATCTTAAGACTATTGATAGAATGTACAGAGTAACAGCAAGTGCTGATATTATTAATCCTGATCTTGATGATACTAATTTTGAGAAAAAAGAAATTCCATGGAGATATACATTTATAGATCCTGTATATGTTGATGTTCTTGGCGGATCCCTATCTTCATTTGCATCAAAAAAGATTTATGGCGTTACGCTTCCTACAACACTAAGAAAGTTAATTAATAATCCAAAGAATGATGCTGAAACAAATATTATTTCACAATTACCTCAGGACATTATAGAGGCATCCAAGACCAAGAAGCCATATATTTTAAATCCAGAAAAGACTATAGTATTTCATTACAAGAAAGACGATTGGCAAGTTTGGGCATATCCTATGATATATGCTATTATGGACGATATTACAATACTAGAAAAATTAAAACTAGCAGATATGTGCGCTCTAGATGGTGCAGTATCTAATATCAGAATTTTTAAGCTTGGTAATCTAGAACATAAAATTGCTCCTACTAAAGCTGCGGCAGCAAAACTATCAGCAATATTGAGCAATAATGTTGGTGGTGGAACAATGGATCTTGTTTGGGGTCCAGATATTGAATTATTAGAGAGTAATACCAATGTACATAATTTTCTTGGAGAAGGTAAATATACTCCACACTTAAACAGTGTTTATGCTGGTTTAGGAATTCCTCCAACACTTACCGGAACATTCGGCGCAGCAGGCACAACAAATAATTTCATCAGTCTCAAGACACTCACACAAAGATTACAGTACGGCAGAGATGTTCTGGTTTCTTTTTGGGAGAAAGAACTAGAGGCAGTACAAAAAGCTATGGGATTCAAATATGCTGCTAAAATAGAGTTTGATCGTATGGATCTTAGCAATGAAGATGCTGAAAAGGCACTATTAATCCAACTAGCTGATAGAAATATTGTAAGTGATGAACTATTACAAATGAGATTTGGTATTGATCCGAGCATGGAAAAATATAGAATCAATAGAGAAAACAGAGATAGAGAAGCTGATCGTATGGTACAAAAAGCCGGTCCATTCTATGATGCTAATTTTGAGAATAATCTTAAGAAGATAGCATTACAACTAGGCATTGCTGCACCTAGTCAAGTCGGATTAGAACTTGAAAACAAAAAGCGTGGCGAAATGAATGCTATCGAAATGAAAGCTCAATTCCCATCGGCTCCAAAATTTGGCGGCGGAGGTTCTCCTTCATCATCAGGCCCAGTCGGAGTATCTGGTCAGGGTCGTCCAAGAAATGTTAAAGACTCTCAAAAGAGAAAAACAAAAGACTTTGCTCCACAAACAGGAGCGTCGTTGGCTATTTGGGCAAATGAGGCTCAGGATAGCATCAGCAATATTATTAATCCTATGATGTTAGAATTTTATAACAAAGACAATCTCAGAAAGCTCTCTGCTAATGAAAGTAAAGAACTAGATAATATTAAAACAAAACTATTATTAAATCTTAAACCAAATAGTAAAATTGATGAAAATACTATTAGTGCAGCGATGGCTTCTATAGACGATAAAGAGACAAGATCCAAACTAGATGGATTAAATTATTGGATAAAACAAATCAGTAATGAATTAGATAGAGTACCAACTACTGATGAGATCAAAATTATTAAATCATCTTTTTATTCCACATTAAATGCCCAATATTAAATTAATGGTGTACTTTCTATAAAAGGTGCTAATTATGCAAATATTTCAACAAGAATACGACGACGGTATTGCTGAAGTTATTCAGGCCAACGCCAGTATTTCATACGCATCGGCCCTTGAGCCATGCGACAGTCAACTAAAGACCAAAGCCTTCAAGGCTCTTGCATCAATCGAAGATAGTGATTTATACTATACTCAATCTATTCTTGTTAGTAGCAGTTGGAATAAGAATGATGATATTTTTGATAAAAATGAAGTATGGGCCGCTCGTCATTCTCCGGAACATAAACCCACAAACTTAGAACATGACGAGTCCACAATAATAGGCCATATTGTATCAAACTATCCTATTACAGAAGACGGCATCCTAATTGATGAGAATACTCCAACAGAGAATCTGCCAGAAAAATTTCATATTCTTACAGGAGCCGTTATTTATCGTTCTTATACAAAGCCCGAACTAAGAGAAAGAACAGAAGCTCTTATAGGCGAAATTGAAAATGGCACAAAATACGTAAGCATGGAGTGCTTTTTTAAGGGTTTTGATTATGGCCTAATTAATAAAGATACCAACGAATTTAAGGTATTAGCTAGAAATGATAATACAGCATATCTAACAAAATATCTTAGAGCATACGGTGGTGTTGGAGAACATGAAAATTATCGTATAGGTAGAGTATTAAGAAATATTACTTTTTCTGGAAAAGGCTATGTCAACAGACCGGCTAATCCAGATAGTATAATCTTTTCTAAAGATTCTTTTAAGTTTTTAGAAAATACCAATTTGGAAAAAAATGACGATTTATTAGAAACAGGTGTAAATATTTCGCAGTCCAACGAACATTCGGAGAATATTATTATGAACGAACAAGCCGAAACAGAAACAGTAGTGGCTGATTGCTCGGAAGCAACAGCAGCCGCTGAAGAAGTAACAAATCAACTAAAAGCTGAAATTGAAACTTTAAAGGCTGCTCATGAAGAGGCCATTAGTACTGTTAAGGCAGAAGCCGAAACAGAAAAAACTAAGATGCAGGCTTCACTCACAGAACTAGAAACAAAGCTAAACGAAGCTAATGAAACCATCGCTGCTTATATGAAAAAAGAGAAGAAGATGGTTCGTAAGGCTGCTCTAATTGAGAACGGTTTTGCAGACGAGGAACTCGACAATATTCTTGACAAGTTTGAGTCATTAAGCGACGAAACATTTGCTGCAATGACAGACATGTTAAAGATGAAGAAGAAGAAAGAAGAAAAAATGACCAAAGCTGAAGAAGTTGCCACAAGCAATGATATCACTGAGGTTCTTGAGAACGTAGAAGAGACAACAGAAGTGAATCTAGCCGTTGGCGGCGAAGAGGAAGCTCCAGTCGAATCTACTCGTGCAGCACTCGTAGACTTTGTTTACAACAGACTAGGTAAAAAACTTAATAAGGGAGAATAACAATGGCTCTTAAACCAGATCGTATCGAACACTTAACAGATATTTCTTTCTTCATGAATACAACTGAGGAAAGAGGCGGCGTAGCTTCGTTCTCATCAATTGGTGCTGGCGTGGCTATGGACGATGCCGATGCTGTAGTAGCATATGCTGCTGCTGCTTCTGGCTCAGTTCCAGCCGGTGTGCTACTCAATGATGTTGTTAATCTTGATCTAACAAGACAGCACATCAATTGGCACAAAGATGAAGTTCAGGTTGGTGGCAAGGTAACTCTACTAAGAGTTGGCCAAATCACCACAAATTTAGTTGATGGTACACCATCGGCTGGCGATTCAGCTTATGTTGGTGCTAGCGGTAATATCTCCACCACAGGTGGCACTGATGTTGCTAAGATCGGCACCTTCCTAAGTACAAAAGACGCCGACGGTTATGCTAAAGTCGCAGTAAACATTCAGTAATTAAAAACGGAGAAATAAAAATGTCCAATACCAAGTCATTTCAGGCAACACCAGAACTAACCGACCTCTTGGTTCGCTCTGGCTCACTGAATAAAGAGGAGGCTTTAGCCGCAAATTCAGAATTTGCAAAAGCCCTAGAATTACCACTTCGTCAGGGTATTCTAAATGGTGATATTCTTGATAACATTTTCGAGCCAATTGTTTTGGCTCAAAGTGCTACTCCAGAATTTCCACTTGATTTCCTAGCTCCTGGTACCGAGAAGGACTTTGTGGCCTACACAATTCCTAATCACGGTTATATTCCAGAGCGTCATGTCGAAGGTGATTATGTCATGGTTCCAACCTATGACATTGGCGCCAGTATCGACTATCTTCTAAAGTATGCCCGTGACGCCCGTTGGGACGTTGTTGGTCGTGCTATGGAAGTTATGGAAGCTCAATTTGTTAAGAAGATGAATGACGACGGTTGGCACACACTACTTGCTGCTGGTGTTGATCGCAACATCGTAGTATTTGATAGCGATGCTGACAGTGGTCAGTTCACAAAGAGATTAGTTTCTCTAATGAAGACAGTTATGCGTCGCAATGGTGGTGGTAATTCGTCTTCGATGAATCGTGGAATGTTAACCGACCTCTATGTTTCTCCAGAGGCTATGGAAGACATTCGTAATTGGGGCGTCGATCAGGTTGACGAGGTTACTCGTCGTGAGATTTACGTTGCTGCTGATGGTACACTTAATCGTGTATTCGGCGTCAATCTCCATGATCGTGACGAACTAGGCGAAGGTCAAGAATATCAACTATTCTATGACAACGTTCTATCTGGCACACTACCAGAAGGCGACGTTGAGTTAGTGGTTGGTCTTGATCTACGCAAGAGAGATAGCTTCATTATGCCAGTTCGCCAAGAAGTACAAATCTTCGAGGACGATACACTACATCGTCAGAAGAGAGCAGGCTTCTACGGCTGGGCAGAGCAGGGCTTTGCTGTTCTAGACAACCGCAGAGTACTACTTGGCTCTCTCTGATATCAACTCCAATGTTGTATAAAAAGAAGGCTGGCCGAAAGGCTAGCCTTTTTTTTTGGTGTATACATACTATAACCATACTGGAACAACACTATGTCAGCAAGCAAGTATGATTTTAAAATAGAGCAAGGCTCATCTTTTAAATTTTCACTAATTTATAAGGATGCCGATGGCAATGTTGTAGATTTAACAGATTGGTGTGCTAGATTAACATGGAAAACTAATAATGGTGCAAATCAGGCATTTACCACAGAGAATTTAGACTATACTTTATATAAGTTTACAATAGATGGTCCAAATGGAAAAATTACACTATTATTGCCATCAGAAACTACTAATGAATTTAATTTTAGTACAGCAAAATATGATTTAGAATTAAGCTCTCCAGACGAGATATATGTTGGGGGAGGTAAATATACAATACGCATATTATATGGAACAATATTATTAATCAAAAGATTTAGTCAGTCAAATTCACAATTGGAGTGCTCATGAGTACGTTTACGCTTGAGCTTTTAGATGTACAAAAAAATATTATTGAAGTAGAAACTAGTTATGTTAATACTATTAATAATATAACTGTTGAAGTATTTGATACATATAATTTACAAATAGTTAATACAGAACAAATATTAGCAAGTGATTTACCAGACAATATTCCTATGGATTCTATTGTTGGTAATTTAGATGTTAGCAGAATAGACAACCTTGACGCTTACTTATCCGAAATACCCGTAGATGGTGGTTCACCATAAAACTTATAAAGGAGATTTAATCATGCCAGTTCAGAATAGAATTCAATTTAGAAGAGGTACAGCAGCCGCTGGTGCCAATCAGTGGACAAATCAAGTCCTATATGCTGGTGAGGTTGGTTACGAAACAGATACAGGACGCTTTAAAATAGGTGATGGCATAACCGCCTGGGATAGCCTAGAGTATGCATCACTAACATCCGGAGACTTTGTTGCTGGTACAGGTATCACACTAAGTGCAGGAGCTAATGGTAGTACTATTACTATTAGTAGCCTATTGAGTGCTGGTAGTGGCATTAGTGTGTCAGAAAGTAGTGGTATTTATACCATTAGTCTAAGCGATCCGGTAGTTGATGCTGGTGATGTTAATGGTCTTAATGAGGCTATCGACGATAGAGTTAATGATCTATTAGTAGCCGGATCTAATGTACAATTAACATATAATGATAATGCTAATACATTAACAGTTGCAGTAACTGGCGTATCTGTATCCGGACACACCCACACAGCCAGTAATATTACAGACTTTAATAGTGCTGTAAGTGGCCTATTACCAGTAAAAGATGTAGCTGCTGGTAGCGGAATTAGTGTTTCTTCATCTAGTGGCGTATTTACGGTATCATTAAGTGATCCAACTATTCAGGTTAGTGATATTACGGATTTCGTAGATGGTACCAACGATAGAGTTGCTGATCTATTAACCGCTGGTTCTAATATTCAATTAACATATACAGATAATGGTAATGATACTAGTACACTATCAATTGCCGTTACAGGAATTAGCTTAAGTGGTCATACTCACACTCTAGCCAATATTACCGATGTAACCGCTTCTGCAACAGAAGTAAACTATCTTGATGGTAGCGTTCCTGGTACAGGAGTTGCTGGTAAAGCTGTTGTATTAGATAGTAGTCTTAATATTGTTAATCTTGGTAATGTCAGCACAACAGGCACACTAACAGTAGGTGGAGATCTTATTGTTAATGGTACTACAACTACGGTTAATAGTACAGTAACCACTGTTGATGATCCTGTCCTAACATTAGGTGGAGATACTGCTCCGGTCAGCAATGATAGTAAAGATCGTGGTATCGAATTCCGTTACTATGATAGTAGTGCTAAAGTAGGATTTTTTGGTTATGATAATAGTACTGGTAAATTTACATTTATTCCAAATGCTACTAATACTAGCGAGGCATTTAGTGGTACTGTTGGAGAAATTGATGCTAAGATTGATTGGAGTAATGTAAATAATAAACCAGATCCTGTAGTAGCAGTTGATATTACTGGCGATGTTGTCGGTAGTGGTAATCTTACCATGACAGATCTTGCTGGTGGTACTATAAGCATAAGCACTGTTATTCAAGCTAATAGTGTTGCTTTAGGCACAGATACAACAGGAGATTATGTTGCTAGTGTTGCTGTAAGTGGTGTTGGTCTTAGTGTTAGTGGTAGTGGAGAAAATGCTACCTATACCGTTACTAGTAATGCAACTAGCGCTAATACTAATAGTACTATTGTTGCTAGAGATGGTAGCGGTAACTTTACAGCTAGCACTATAACTGCTAGCGGATTAACTGGTGCTAGTTCCGGTAGTCCTGTTACTATTTCTTATGCTGTTATTGATGGCGGCACTCCTTGATTATTAATTTGGCTCATCTGGCTGTAGAAATATGGCCAGATGGGCTAATATTGACAATTTAATCGGAATATCTATTATAATAGCATAGGAAGTATAAAAATATGCCAGTTCAAAATGTAATCAAATTTCGTCAAGGAACAGCCAGTGAATGGTCTAGTGCTAATCCAATATTGGCACTAGGCGAACCAGGATTTGATAGCACTAATGATGAAATTCGTGTTGGAGACGGGATTACTAATTGGAATGATTTGCCCAGGATAGGAGCAACTATTCAGGGTACACAAGGCATACAGGGAATTCAAGGAACACAAGGACTTCAAGGGATTCAGGGGATACAAGGAGTCCAAGGCACACAGGGGATTCAGGGAACACAAGGAATAGTTGGAAATGATGGAATATCTGGTGGACAAAATTATTTTTTTAACACATCAGTTGCAGAATCTGTTTCTCCATATAGATCACTATCTAAATTAACATCTGGAGCATCAGAACAAACAGTAGTTACTAATTTAACTGCAAATCAACAGAATGTACTAGTAGATAGCGGATGGATAACCGCCAGCGGTGTTCCAAATGTATTAGTCATTCCTAATGGATTATGGCATAGTTATGTTTATTGGACTAAAAATAATCAAAATGATAATATAGAATATTATTTTACTGTTACGCAATATAATGGCTCTACTGAAACTTTACTTTTTACATCTTCTCCAGTTGCTCTTGGATGGGATACTAATAATACCACACCAGTAGAAGTAAAAACTAATGGATTAGCAACCAGCGCCACTCTAAGCGCTTCGGATAGACTTATAGTTAAATTATATCTAAATAATAATGATAATCAAAATAGAACAGTAACATTCTATACTGAAGGATCTCAACATTACTCCTATATAGTTACCACACTCTCTGCCGGAATACAAGGTGTTCAAGGCATACAGGGTATTCAAGGAATACAAGGAGAAATTGGTCCACAAGGAATCCAAGGCTCAGATGCTAGCATGATTGGTCCTCAAGGAACCGAAGGTTCGCAGGGAACTCAAGGCATTCAGG